ATAAAGCAGACGCCAAGCTGTGCTTTGTGCTTACCAGTATGACCAGACAGGCGTACATGGCAGAGTACGACGATGATCCCTCGACATGGCCCAAGACGATTACCCGCTCTCAGTTCGATTGGTACACGCCTTCTGTCGTCTATGTCGCTGAGTATTACAAGGTGGAAGAGGTCTCTGAACAGATCAGGATCTACAAAGACTTTAATGGTAAAGAAGAGTCGCTTCGGCCAGAGGAACTCTACAAGGAAGAAGAGATGCTTGCTACTGGCTGTAAAGAAGTACGGCGCAAGAAGGTAAAGACACGCAAGGTGCGCAAGTACATCATGTCTGGGGCCAAGATCCTTGAAGACTGTGGGTACATTGCCGGCAAAAACATCCCGATCATCCCTGTGTACGGGAAGCGTTGGTTTGTAGACAACGTAGAGCGTTGTATGGGGCATGTTAGGCTTGCCAAAGACGCCCAGCGCCTTAAGAACATGCAGTTGAGTAAGCTCGGGGAGATCAGTGCGCTCTCTGCGATGGAGAAGCCTATTCTGGTCCCCGAACAGGTCGCCGGGCATCAGTTGATGTGGGCAGAGGATAACCTCAAGAACTACCCATATTTGCTTATTAACACGCTTACCGACGCCAATGGCAACCCCATGGTAGCGGGCCCCGTGGCCTACACTAAGCCTCCCTCTCTGCCGCCTTCTATGGCAGCTCTGCTTCAGTTGACTGAAGTAGACATGCAAGAGATTTTAGGCTCCCCAGGGCAGGGTGATAAGATGGTGTCTCACTTGAGCGGCAAGACTGTTGAACTGATCCAGCAGCGCCTCGACATGCAGACCTTTATCTACATGTCCAACATGGCAAAGGCCGTGAAGCGTTGTGGCGAGATTTGGCTCTCAATCGCTCGTGACATCTTTATCGAAGAAGGTCGCAAGATGAAGACAGTCCATGAGTCTGGCAAGATGGAGCCCATTGAGTTGCTCAAGCCAGTAGTCAATGAAGAAGGCGAGATTGAGTACGAAAATGACATGTCTTGTGCTGAGTACGACGTTGTCGTCTCTGTAGGCCCAGCAAGCTCCACCAAGCGACTTGCTACTGTCCGGGCACTCACCGACATGATGACCATGACTCAAGACCCTGAGATGACTCAGGTGCTCTCTGCTATGGCTATGCTCAACATGGAAGGCGAAGGAATTAGTGACGTTCGTGACTACTTCCGAAAGAAGCTCCTGATGATGGGAGTGCTTAAGCCTACAGAGATAGAGGCGCAGGAAATGGCCACAGCGGCTCAGAATGCCAAGCCTGACCCACAGGCGCAATACTTGCAGGCAGCGAGTGAAGAAGCCATCGCACGGGCCTCTAAAGCGCAGGCAGACAGTATTCTTGCTGTGGCTAAAGCTGAAGAGGCGCGGGCCAAGACGACAGAGACGCTTTCTAAGGTTAGCACAACCGATCAGGACCGCATCTTTGCACTTGCTGATCGCTTGACTCAGCCCGCCCAGCCAATGCAATAGTTAATTTCTATTGCGTTGAGATAGTTTTAGACTTATGAATAGCACCACACCGGCAGACGATAATACAACAGAAGAAGTATCCGATAAGATTGAAGTCGTAACAGAGGCCGTAGAGAATACGGAGCCTGAGAAAACTGAAGATCCCGGAGATGAAACTGTAGTTACTATCGCAGGGGAATCGCCACCCCAGGAAGAGGAAGAGAAGCAGGCGCCCGAATGGGTGCGTAACCTGAGAAAGAATTACCGCGAGTTGCAGCGCGAAAAACGCGAACTTGAGGAAAAACTCAAATCTGTTTCACCGGCTCCAGAGAATAATCCTGTTGCTCCCGGCAAGAAACCGACACTTGAGGACTGCGATTACGATTCAGATAAGTTTGAGAACGAACTTGCTGGCTGGTTTGAGCGCAAGCGTCAGTCTGAAGAGGCTGAAGTTAAGCAAAGAGCCAAACAGCAGGAGGAAGCAGAATCTTGGCAGAAAAAGTTGGCCGGCTACAATGAGTCCAAGACTGGGCTTAAAGTATCTGACTTTCAAGATGCTGAAGAAACTGTTCTTGAAACTCTGAATGTTACTCAGCAGGGAATCATTCTTCAGGGTGCTCAAAACCCGGCAATAGTTGTGTATGCTTTGGGTAAGAATCCAAAGAAAGCAAAAGAACTTGGTGAGATCACTGATCCTGTTAAGTTCGCATTTGCTGTAGCAAAACTTGAAACCCAATTGACTGTGACATCTCGAAAACAAGCTCCTCCTCCTGAAAAAAAGATTAACGGAAACGGTAGTCTTGACTCGTCCAACGCACAGTTGGAACGGTTGCGTGAAGAAGCATCGCGCACCGGCGACATGACGAAAGTTATTGCTTACAAACGTCAGTTAAAAAACCAATCCTAGTATATGGCTAATGCATTTAGTAAAGAAGAACGGGTAGCATTTGAAAACCTCCTTGAAGGTTTCCAAGACGCCCTTGTCCTGTCCCGCAACGTTTCGATCTACACCACGGATCAGACGATGATGGAACGCACCAACAACACGATCTGGAGGCCGCAGCCTTATATCAGCCGCTCATACTCGGGCACTGATATGACCTCGAACTTCCTCGATTACACCCAGCTTGCGGTTCCCGCGACGATCGGGTTCAACCAGTCTGTGCCGTGGATTATGACGGCCACTGAACTGCGTGACGCCCTTCAGGAACAGCGCCTCGGTGATTCGGCCAAGCAGAAGCTCGCGTCCGACATCAACGTGGCTGTGATGAACGTGGCCTCCGCGCAGGGCACGCTCGTTGTGAAGCGTCTCTCCGCAGCCTCTGGTTTTGATGACGTCGCCCAGTGCGAAGCCATCTTCAACGAGCAGGGCGTGAACTTCGATTCGCGTTACTTGGCGCTGTCCACTCGCGACTACAACGGCATGGCGAGCAACCTCGCTGGTCGTCAGACCCTGACACCTAAGGCGTTGACCGCTTATGACCGCGCCTTCATCGGCCAGGTTGCGAGCTTCGACACCTTCAAGCTCGACTACGCCAACCGTATCGCTGCTGCTGCTGGTTCCAGCATCACGATTGATACTCGTGACGCTGCTTTGAACTACCAGATTCCTCGGGCCGTTACGGCGTCCCCGACGACTTCTGAGCGTCTCAATGTGGACAACCGCTTCCAGACGGTGACCGTGTCGAGCACAACCGGCGTTGCCGCTGGCGACTGCTTCACGATTGCCAACGTGTTTGCGGTGCATCACATCACCAAGGGCAATACTGGTCAGTTGAAGACGTTCCGCGTCATCAGCGTGACTAACAGCACCCAGATGGTGATCAGCCCCGGTATTGTGTCCAACCAGGTTGCCTCTACCGCTTCGACTGAGTACCAGAACTGCGTTGTGACCACGAAGGCGGCTAACGCTGCCATCGTGTTCCTCAACACTGCCGCAGCTCCCATCAACTGCTTCTGGCAGAAGGACGCGATTGAGATCCTCCCGGGTCGCTACGCAGTGCCTTCGGACGCCGGCGCCAACGTGATGCGTGCTTCCACCGATCAGGGGATCGAGTTGGTCATGCAGAAGCAGTACGACATCAACACGATGAAGACTCGCTACCGCTTGGACACCATCTTCGGTGTCGTCAACAAGCAGCCTGAGATGAGCGGGATCATCCTGTTCGGCCAGCCCTAAGGCCTAGTCCTTAATCACACTGGGGAGGGTAGTTGACTCTACCCTCCCTTTTGTGTATTCAATCTGTATGCCACTGAAAAAAGGTTATTCCCAAAAAACGATTTCCAGCAATATCAGTGCTGAAATGAAATCTGGCCGCCCTCAAAAACAGGCCATTGCTATTGCTCTGAGCACAGCTCGCACAGCAAAGAAAGCCGCAGGCAAACCCGTTGGGAAGCTCAAGAAATGACTGAATTTCCTGCTTTGGTTTACAAGGTTCCGGGCAAATATGTGCGCCCATATGGAACTTACGATTTTACAGGAGTCAACGACGCTGAAGAACTGCAAGCCAAGCTCAAAGAAGGCTGGTTTTGTTCTCTTAAAGAGGCCATTGACTCTGAAAACAAAGAAGTAGTCACAGAAGAAGATGACACTGCACCTCCTACTCGCCAGGAACTTGAGGAAAAGGCTACTGAGCTTGGCATTAAGTTTGATGGGCGGTTTTCTGATAAGAAAATCGCGCAGTTAATCGACGAAGCACTGGTTAAATAGCATGGGTTACACCAAGAAACAGATCATTGAGCAGGCCTTCGAGGAGATGGGCCTTGCATCGTATGTCTTTGATCTGACCGCAGATCAGTTTGAGAGCGCACTAAGGCGCCTCGACTTGATGGTGGCCTCTTGGTATCTCAAAAACATCCGTATCGGCTATCCTCTGCCGATTAGTCCTGAGAACAGCAACATCGACCAAGAGGTTGATACGCCCATGCAGGCTATCGAGGCTCTAGTGCTCAATCTGGCTGTTCGTTTGGCGCCTTCCTATGGTAAATCGTTGTCTCCTGACACGAAATCCAATGCTAAATTGACTTACGAT